CCTGTGACATTCCCATCGCTAATTCTCTACTTAGCCCGAGAGGAACAAGCAAATCCTGCAGGTCTGCTGAAAATGGGTCAAAAAAATTCAAAGATTTAGCACCCTCTGTAAAAAACCAAGTTAGAGCGCAAGCATTGCTCGCGCAAGTTATAGAAAATTCCTCGGATGCCATAAATGGTTTCGCCGACAATCAGGATTCAGCAATTCGTAGAACTCAGGAATTACGAGCACAAACAAAAGAATTAAGTAGGAGAATAGGTGATACTTTGTTACCAGTTTTTGATAAATTGCAAAAAGCAATAATTCCTATTGTAGAAAAAATAGCGGATTGGATTGATGCAAATCCACAACTCGCTGCGACCATAGCTAAAATTGTGGCAGTGTTTGGGCTACTGATGCTTATTCTTGGCCCAATTCTCGTAGTATTACCAGGAATGATCGCATTATTTAGTATAATGTCAGCTCCAGTTCTAGTCGTAATAGGAGTCATTGCAGCTCTGATTGCAGTCGGGGTACTATTGGTGCGAAATTGGGAAACTATAAAAAGCAAAGCCTTAAATGTGTGGGAGACCATAAAAACTTTTATTGTTTCTACTGTCAAAGTTGTTACTGATTTTATAACGAATGCTTGGGAATCTGTGCGAAATAAGACGATAGAAATTTTTACGAATATATCGAATTTCTTTAAGTCTATATTTGAAACCATGCTAAACATAGTCAAATTTCTAATAAGTCTTTGGGTTGGGAGTGTGGTTGGTATTTTTGAATTATTTGGTATAGATATTTTGGGAATATTAACGAGTATAAAACAATTTTTTATAGATGTATGGAATGGAATCAAAATTGTTGTTTCCACAGTGATGGATGCAATCACAAGCAAAGTAGGTTCTAAATTGGCTGAAATTAAAGGACGTTGGGATGCTATTTGGGACAGTATAAAACTAAAATTGTCTCTTACTTGGGCTGTGATGAAGCAGTTGGTTGCAACAAAATTGCAAGAATTGAAAGATATTATTACGAATTTTACTGAACCAATACAAGATGCTTTTTCTAATATCTGGGAGGGTGTAAGTTCTTCAGCTAGTATTGCTTTTGAGGGAATAAAGAACTTAGTGAAGGGTCTCGCAAATTTTATATTAAAAACACTGAACTCAATCATTCGAGGTATAAATAAGATTGCACAAAAAGGCGCTTCTATCACTGGATTAGATATCCCTCAAATACCTGAAATTCCAATGCTTGCTAAAGGTGGTATTGTGACAAAACCAACACTTGCAATGATTGGAGAGGCTGGGCCTGAAGCTGTTATTCCTTTGAATAAAGCTAATGGGGGTGGATTTGGCACAACTATAAACATCACTGTGAATGGTGATGTGAGCGAAGAAGGATTGATCGAGCGCGTTGGAGATGCTCTGGTCAACAACCTTAAATTATCAACTGCAATTGTTGGATAGTACAATATTATGAGCCTCTTTTACTACATCAACAATACAGAGAGGACATCCGACGTACAAGCAAATACTCTCAGCATCCAAAACCAAATACAACAACGAGTAGACAGTTGTGTTTTTAAGATATTCCAAAATACTAAACCTACTGAGAACCAAGACTTGCGGATTTATGATGGAGGGAATGTCAGTAGTCACTCTGGAGTCACTATCGTTTTGAAAGACACCTACGAATTGGACGTAAACGCATTCCGCGCGGGACAAACCATATTCCTCAAAATTGGCGATTCTGCGCAGGAAAAGGCTGAAGTGCTCACTTACACCGAATCTACTCGTACAATCGTTCTAACGGCCTCTCCTACGGTCTCAATGGTCGCTGACGACGAGGTTGGGGAGTTAATCTTCGGTGGAACGGTATCTCGAGTAAAAGATCAAAATGTTCGTAGTTTGACCAATCTAGAGTTTCTTATTACCGGAACCGACTACACCAAGATCTTCGATAAAAAGGATGTGAGTGATACGTGGGAAGATGTGGATGCCCGCTATATCATAAATGATTTCGTAAACACTACCGTAAACTTTAACAATACTCTCGACAATATCGCGTATGCTAACGACGCAGCTATTCAGGCTGAATGGATCGAGGCGGATGATGGGAATAATCCAACCGTAGATACATCTGATTTCCTAGAGGCGGAAGCCGCTGGAGTCTTTGGCTGGACATTTGTTGGTGGTACTGCGACATGGACTGCGACTCCTACTACTAAAGACCTAGAAGAATTGGTTGGTGTAGCGAGCGGAACTCCCACAAAAGGAGCTGTCATGGGATGGTTCAAAACAAGTGATCAATCAAAAATTACAAGTTTGAAAATCCAAATTGGATCTGCGACGGGCGCGCATGCAGAAGTTACTATCCCGCTTACGAGTTCGACTGATTGGCAATATCATAGTATCGATCTTGATACCGCGGCCATCACAGGAACGCCCGATTGGACAGCTATTGATCATGCCGAAATGAACATAGTCCAGACCGGGAATGGGACGGTGAGCTGGAATGGATTGCGCGTGAATGCTGAGGGTAGCTTTACTCTGTTTAATGTCCAACCCTCTGTACCTGATTTCGATGATTTCCGTAGTCCTCATACGAAGCCAATGGCTCTTATGAATACTCTCGCAAAGACTTTTGAGTTTGTTTGGTACATCGATTACGAACGAGATATCCATTTTGCCCCATCATCAAACGATCCGGCGCCGTTCGCGCTTACTGATACGAGTGACAATTTCTTTGACTTGGAAGTTGAATGTGATGTATCAAATCTTGGTAATCGAATCAAGGTTTTTGGTGGTGAGAAAACTTCTATTTCTACCTATGCTCAGGTATTTGAAGGAGACAGCGCTGTTCGCGAATGGATATTGAAAACCAAATTTAAGAATCTTGTTCTTACGATTGACGACAATACGAGCACTGATACGATGGAAGGTGGAACAACCACCACTACCGTAGTGGCGACTACGCATGGATTGGTTGTGGGAGATCATATTGTAAATAGAAGCCAAGCAAATGAAGTCCGCGCCGTTCTGACTGTGCCTGGTGCGAATTCGTTTACCGTTGAAGCGGTTACGGGGCAAGTGTCAGGTGATACATTTTCTAAATTTGATACTACAAAGACCGATGGAGTAGAAGGGATTTCAGATGAAACACTTTTTGATTATGTGGCAAACAGTAATGAAAAGTCTGTGCGCGCTACTGCGAGTGAAGCGACTCTAGATCCAGGTGATTTCATTCGTGCTGAGTATAATGAACGTGTCCCTATCCAGATACAATATCTCGATTCTGCGTCTGCAAATACTTTGAAAGCTCTCGGTATTGGTGACGGTGTATTTGATCTAGATAATGTAGTAGATCGTAATATCGAGGATACTACAAGTGCGCAGGCAATCGCGCAGGCGCGCGTGCGCGAGTTTGGAAATGCGGTCATTACAGGAACATTCACTACTGACCAAAAGGGACTCCGAGCGAGTCAACTCCTGCAAATCACCCAGACAGCTAATCGTTTACTGAATGATACATTTGTGATTCAGAAGATTTCTATAAAGCAAACTCAGGGAGCTTTCAATGACTATTTGACCTTCAAGGTTTCGTTCGGAACCACCATATTCGGATGGATCGAGTTCATGCAAAAACTTTTGCGAACCAAAGAAGGACTCGAGCAAAACGTGAATGATGTGGTTGAGACGTTTGTTACTGCTGAAGAGGATGTGGATGTAGATGATACCAACCAAATAGCTACGGACGGTGGATTCTTGGGGCCGGACGAAGCTGAAATAGTTGAGAGTGCCGATACGAATACTATAAGCGAATTGACTACGCCGTGGCGGTATGAACCGAATGGAGTTGGGCAGCCACTTACTACAAGATACAATCTATCTGAATATACTTAAAAATGTTATACTCTACATATGTAATAACTGCCTTCGATTGTTCCCTTCGCCCCTAGTAGATCAGCAGGAACAGTCCCCGTGTCGATTGTAGTTTCAGTCGTAGTGTTTTGTACTGTCACGGCAGCGGTCATTGACGATACAGCAACACTTTTTCCAGATACGGCCGTATTTACAAATGCCTCACTTGCAGACGTTGCAGATTCGGTCATCATTTGGAAGTTTGTA